ATAGCACAGACAGGGAGCTTCGGCTCCCTTTTTTATTGCTTTGCAGTACTCTCTAAATCAGTTATAATGTACAGTGATGAGATAAAGATTGATACTACTAACTAAATAACAATAAACGATACATTAATGTCAGTACCATCCGACAATCAGTCTCTCCCACCTAGAGAGCAATATATGAAGATTGAGAATCGTAATTTTCTCAGTCCTATCGGGTTTAAGTTTACTATTGACAGAATGAGGGGTGTTGAGTTCTTCTGTCAGTCTGCTAATATTCCTTCTGTGTCTCTTGGTTCTGCTGATGTTGGAACAAGATTGAATAAGATTAAGAACCCAGGTGATGAACTACAATACGAGGACTTATTCCTTAGGTTCCTGGTAGATGAGAACATGAAGAACTGGTATCAGGTTCATGACTGGATGAGAGAGATAGCCACACCTTATAGCACCAAAGAGTTTAAGTATCAGAGAGGAGATATTGAGTCAACTAATAAGAGAGAAGCGACATACGACTACGCAAGTGCCAATAACCAGTGGAGATGTGACTGTTCACTCTTTGTTCTTTCTAGTAACTATAGAGTAGTTGCTGAGTTTGTCTTTAGAGACGCTTGGCCTTCTTCATTGAGTACACTAAACTTTGATGCATCAACACCTGACATCAATTACTTTACAGCAGAGGTGTCTTTGAAGTATAATTACTATGATTACTTCATCTATGAAGCAGCAACGGCAACTGATTCTACTATGCCGCCTGATTATAGAAGGTCATCACTAGGTGTTGTTATTGAGTCTTAATGAAACTAACTAAAGAATTAATCGCAGAGATTGAATGTGCTCTGGATATGAGGAAGAAGAATGGAGATAGGATATGGGAGGATGGGGATGACATTGAAGTTTGTATTGGGGGAACATTTGTAGGAGACAAATACATTTCTTTAATTAATCGTACCAAGAATCCTGTGATTAGTAGCAATGGATCTGGAACAAATTAATTCAATGTGGGAGAAGGATAGTAAGATAGATAAGGTGATGTTAGATGAGGCATCAATTAAGATTCCTCAACTTCACCAGAAGTATCTTACCCTTCTTAGTGAGTTTACTTTACTACATAAGAGAAAGGGTCAGGACTTAAAGAAGTTACAACACACTAAGTACTTGTACTATGCAGGTAAAGCACCACCAGAGGAGTATGAAGAGAAACCTTTCCCTCATAAAGTCCTTAAGTCTGATGTTTATTCTTGGGTAAGTGTGGACGAACAGATTCATCAGGTAGAAATGAAGTTAGAGTACTATAATGTAGTACTCAGAACACTAGAAGAGATTCTAAAACAAGTTCATCAGATGAGTTTCAATATTAAGAACATGATCACATGGCGTCAGTTCGCCGGAGGAGTATGATTGACGCAACCGTAGCAAAGAGACCTCCCATTACAGATGATGAGTTGATTTATCTTTGTCTAAACAATGCCCCAGAGGGCACTGACAGAGAGCAAGTCATTCGGATGATAAGGACATACAAGACACTCCTTTATCGTGCCACAGGTCCTTATAACCTATTCCCACAACCTAACCCAGATGGCTAGTATCTTCGTATTTGGATTCATTATATTATTAACACTTGGAATGCATTTAACATGGCCAGTAAAGAACACAAAGAAACTCCCGTAACATTCACCTCTACTTGTGACAAGGACTACGATAGACACACCTATAAATTGGTGTTGAAGAATGGGAAGGCGATAGTCCTAGAAGACTATGAGATGGTAAGGCAGTACTGGTATCAGTACAGATTGCAGTTAGACTGCGTTGAAGTTCTTGACTAAATAGTAAGGTGAAATAATTTATTATGTTATGGCACGTGACGTAGTCATTTGTAAGAAGAACGAGTTAGAAATTGACTTAGAATGTGAGCAACACATTCTCTACGAACTACAAGAAGCATTCTCTTTTGATGTAGAGGGTGCTTCTTTTTCTCCTGCTTATAGAAAGAAATATTGGGATGGGAAGATAAGATTACTGAACATGAACAAGCAAACCTTGCCTGCGGGTTTGACTTATAGGTTATGTAAGTGGTGTGATAAGCATGGATATACTTGGGACTTTAAGAACAATCCTTATTACGGATTACCTTATGAACAAGATGAGAGAATCTTCTCTGATGGGGTAGAACTCTTTATGAATAAGATTGCTTCTGTAAAACCTAGGAAGTATCAGACAGACACAGTATTCAATGCATTAAAAGAATACAGAAAGACTATCGTGTCACCTACGGGTTCAGGTAAGTCTCTGATGATTTATTCTATTGTGAGGTATCTGAAGTCTATTGACAAGAGAACTCTTATTGTGGTTCCTTCTAAGTCTCTTGTAGAGCAGATGTACAAGGACTTCATTGATTATGGGTGGGATGAGAAATATCTACATAAGATTTATGGTGGATTGAGTAAGGATAGTGAGGCTCATGTTGTTATTACTACTTGGCAATCAGTTTATGGGTTAGATAAGTTCTGGTTCAGGCAATTTGATGCTGTGGTAGGAGACGAATGTCATCAGTTTAAGGCAAAGTCTTTGCAAGGTATCATGAATAAGATGCCTGATTGTAAGTGGAGATATGGATTCACTGGTACATTAGATGGCAAACAAGTTCATAAGTTAATCCTAGAAGGACTCTTTGGGCCTGTGTACAACACCACAACCTCCTCTGAGCTAATGGAGAAAGGTTTCTTGGCTAAGTTATCTGTGGATATCTGTATCTTAAAACACGAGGCACAGAAGTTCGACACTTACAATGATGAGATAGAACATCTAGGTTTATGTGATTATAGAAATCAATTTATTAGTAATCTTTCTTGTGATTTGGAAGGTAATGTATTGGTTCTCTTCTCTTGGATTGAGAAGCATGGATTGCCTTTGCATGAAATGATGAAAGAAACATCAAAGGAACAAAATGTTCATTTGATTTACGGTGAAACGCATGTGAGAGATCGTGAAGCAGTTCGTGAAATCTGTGAACAATCCAATAATAATATTATTTGTGCTTCTTATGGTACGATGTCAACTGGTGTGAACATTAAGAACCTTCATCACATTGTATTTGCTGCTCCTTCTAAGAGTAAGATTAGGGTGCTTCAGAGTATAGGACGTTCTTTAAGAAAGGCAAAAGGTAAAGACACAGCTAAGTTGTGGGATATTGCTGATGATTTTCGTAAGTCAACAGGTGGTAGAGAGAACTTTACTCTGAGACATTGTGCTGAACGCATCGCTTATTATGTTGAACAAGGTTTTACTTATCGTATAACAAAGATTCCTGTGGGTATGCATTCTACTGGATCGGGTGAACTTCCCATCTAAATACTAGTATAATATATGAAAATAGAGAACTTATGCCTGATTCGATCTTTTACGCAACAATGAAACTAACGACATCAGAGGAAGTTCTATGTGAAGTGTTGCCACAAGACGAAGAAGGCGAAGAGTTCTTTGTTCTCTCTAACCCTATTATTATTGGTGAGACTCCACATCTTGATAAAGAGAATGGAGTTATGATGTCAGCATTGTCACCAAGAAAATGGATGCTTTATGCTAATGAAGATGTAACTATTGTCTATAGAAATCATGTTGTATCCATTAGTGAGATGGATAAGTTTGGAGTTGACTTCTATAAGAAAGCATTGATTGCTGCTAAGTGTTCCTCTCCTATTAAGAAGAAGGTAGAAACTAAGAACCACACAGGTTATTTGGGCAAGATAGAATCATTAAGAAAGAAGTTAGATAAAGATTACAATAGTTCACCTGATTTAACAACTGACTAATAATTAACTATAATAGCTAAAGAATAAGAGAAACTTATGGCAACCACAAAGAGGAGGAAGAATAACTTTATTGATAATAAAGAGATGTATGCTGCCTTCGTTGACTTCAGAAAGAAGGTAGATGCAGCTAAGGAAGCAGGAGAACCACGACCTGAGATTCCTCGTTACATTGGTAAGTGCTTCCTAGATATTGCAGAGCACCTGTCTATGCGTCCTAACTTCTCCAACTACATGTACCGACAGGACATGGTGATGGATGCAGTAGAGAACTGTGTAGTCTATTGTGCAAACTTTGATCCTGAGAAGTCTAAGAATCCTTTCTCTTATTTCACACAAGTTTGTTGGTACGCTTTCATCAGACGTATTGGTAAAGAGAAGAGACAGATTGAGATCTGTGACAAGATTATTTCCAAGTCTGGTTATGAAGCCTTCTTTGAAGGCGATGCTATGGGTTCCTCATCGGACTACAACTCAATCAAAGACTCAGTAGATCAACGACGGAA